TCCAGATACAAAATAATTATGAAATTTTAACACATGAAGGATTCAAACCGTTTGATGGGATTAAACGGAGTTTATCTAATTCACTAGTGTTTATTGAAACTACATCAGGAAAAAAATTAAAATGTACAAGAGATCATTTAATTTGCATTGGAAACGAATATGTTGCGGCTGAGAGTTTAGTTGTTAGTAACACTATACTTACTAAAGACGGCGTAGAAAGTATAAAAATTAAAAAATATGTTAATGAAGAACAATATGTATATGATGTATTAGAAGTTAAAGATACTAATGCATATTATACTAATGATATAATAAGTCATAATTGTGAGTTCCAGGGCTCGTCTGGTACTCTTATATCTGGTGCAAAGCTAAAAGAACTCGTTCCTATGGACCCTATTATTTGTAAAGATAGTATGTCAATGTATGAGCGATATAAAAAAGAACATCAGTATGTATGTGTCTGCGATGTATCACGAGGCAAAGGTCTAGACTATTCTGCATTCTCAATTATTGATGTTACGCAAATGCCGTATAAGCAGGTATTCGTATTTAAAGATAATATGATTACTCCAACAGAATATGCAGAGGTTATATATCGTACATGTAAGTCTTATGGCGAATGCGCAGTTCTAGTAGAGATTAACGATATTGGCCAACAAGTATCAGATTCGTTACACAATGACTATGAATATGAGAATATACTTTATACCGAAAGCGCAGGCCGATCTGGTAAACGTATTTCAAGTGGATTTGGTAAAGGCGCAGATTCTGGTATAAGAACTACTAAAAGTGTTAAGGCAGTTGGTTGTAATATGTTAAAGCTAATGGTAGAACAGAATCAATTGATTATCAATGATATGAATACTATTAATGAGTTGTCTAGATTTTCACGCAAAGGGCTTTCATATGAAGCAGAGTCTGGTGCAAATGATGACCTTGTTATGACACTAGTGTTATTTAGTTGGTTATCAGATCAACAATACTTTAAAGATATTACTGACATCAATACATTAGCAAACCTACGTGAAAAGTCAGAAGAAGATCTTATGTCTGAGCTTACACCATTTGGTTTTTATGATAATGGAATTGCAGAAGAAGTCATATATGAAGGTCGAGAAATGTGGACCGTTGTACCAGGGTCTGGGGAATTGTACTGAGAAATTGTGTTATTTATAAATAATACTATGACAAACAATCGTATAATGAACATCATATTAATAGTTTTCTAAGGGGAACACACATGTTTCAAGTCTCAGCAGGTGTTGAGGTCCGCGAAATTGATCTAACCAATGTTGTCCCAGCCGTTTTAACTTCAGTTGGTGGTATTGCAGGCGCATATGCCTGGGGTCCAATAGAAGAAGTTATAACAGTTGGTTCAGAAAAAGAATTGGCTACTCGATTTGGCAAACCCAACGATGATACATATAAGTACTTTATGCCAGCCGCACAATTTTTGTCGTATACAAATGCGCTTAAAGTTGTTCGTACGGCTAACACAGGTCTTTTAAATGCTGCCGCTGGCGGGGTAGGTATTTTAATCAAGAATTCAAATACATATGAATCGACTACATTCACACAAGATACTGCTGGCGAAGACAATGAGTTTATTGCTAAGTATGCTGGTGCACTAGGTAATAGTATTCAGGTTATTGTATGTACAAACGAAGCAGCCTATGATTCTACTGGTTTTAATTCTTATCGTAGTCAATTTGCTTTTGCTCCAGGCATGTCAAATTATGCAGTATCACGTGGGCTAACATTATCTACTGACAATGGCGATGAAATGCATATTGTTGTAGTAGATTCAGATGGTGCATGGACTGGTGTTGCAGGTACAGTACTTGAAATATTCCAAGGTGTCTCTCAAGCAAGTGATGCACGTCGTGACGACGGCGCATCAAACTATTATGTAGATGTATTGAACCGCGAATCAAGCTATGTCTGGTTCGGCGTTCATGATGACGAACTAACAAATGCTGGCGAAACTGTTACCGAAGCTACCAGCGGTTATGCTACTCTTGATACAGTTACTTCTTATCAATTAGGCGGTGGTGCTAATGGTTCAAGCGTTACGGTTGGCCAATTGCAAAGTGCATATGCTATTTTTGGCGATGCAGAAACTGTTGATGTTAACTTTTTAATCGGCGCTGATGTTGCTGAAGCAGATGCAATTACCCATGCTAATCAACTGATTGCTATTGCAGAACAACGTAAAGATGTTATTGCATTTGTTTCGCCTTATGTTGCTGCTACAGTTAATAATGTTACTGCTACAGCCGATGTAAAAGCTTGGGCAGACGGTGTTACATCTAGTTCATATGCTGTAATGGATTCAACTGCATTATATGTATACGACAAGTATAACGACAAGTATCGTTGGATTGTTGCTGCTGGTGCAACGGCTGGTCTTTGTGCATATACTGATTCAATTTCTGATCCTTGGTTTTCACCTGCTGGTCTTAATCGTGGACAACTCCGCGGCGTGACTAAGATTGCGTTTAATCCAAAGAAAGCAGATCGTGATACATTATATAAAGCACGTGTTAATCCTATTGTAGCTTTCCCAGGTGAAGGCATAGTTCTTTACGGCGATAAGACTGCATTAGTTAAACCTTCTGCTTTTGACCGTATTAACGTTCGTCGGTTATTCATTACATTAGAAAAATCTGTTGCAACTGCAGCTAAGTTCCAATTGTTTGAATTTAATGACGAGTTCTCTCGTGCACAGTTCCGCAATTTAGTAGAACCATTTTTACGTGATGTACAAGGACGACGCGGTGTAACAGACTTTGCAGTTATTTGTGATAGTACAAATAACACTGGCGAAGTTATTGATTCAAACCGTTTTGTTGCAGACATTTACGTTAAACCAACTCGATCAATTAATTTTATTACTCTTAACTTCATTGCTACACGCACTGGTGTTGAGTTTAGTGAAATTGTTGGTCAATAAGGAGATATAACATGGCTGTTTTAGGCGTAGATGATTTCAAAGCAAAACTAACTGGCGGCGGCGCTCGCTCAAACCTATTTAAGGCAACGGTTAACTTTCCAGGCTATGCTGCTGGTAACGTTGAGCTAACTTCCTTTATGTGTAAGTCGGCGCAGTTACCAGCATCGACTGTTGCACCTATTGTGATTCCTTTCCGTGGACGTCAAGTCCAAGTAGCAGGTGATCGTACATTTGAACCAGCAACACTTACAATTATTAACGACACTAACTTTGTTGTTCGTAATTCGTTTGAACGTTGGATGAATGGTATTAATAACAATAAGACTAATACTGGTCTAACTCGTCCAACTGACTATCAAGCAGACGTTATTATTGAGCAGCTTGATAAGTCTGGTGTGGTTATTAAATCGTATACCTTACGTGGTTGCTTTCCAACAGAGCTTAGTGCAATTGAAGTTTCGTATGATAGCGAAAATGCAGTTGAAGAGTTTACTGTTACATTGCAAATGCAGTACTGGGAATCTGGTACTACATCGTAATATTGATAGGTTATAAATAAGAATAACAGGGCGTATTAAGTACGTCCTGTTTATTCTACAGGAGAGTTATACATAATGGCTGATACAAACAATGGATTTAACCTTTTTGGTTTTGAGATAAAGCGAAAAGTAAACGATAAAGAAGAAAGCAAACGTGCTTCATTTGTTCCTCCAACAACAGAGGACGGTGAAGGCTATGTAGTCAATGCTGGTGGTTACTTCGGCTCATATGTTGATATGGAAGGTGACAGCGCAAAGACAGAACGCGATCTTATTATAAAATATCGTGACATTGCACAACAACCAGAATGTGATGCAGCCATTGAAGATATTGTTAATGAAGCAATCATATCAGATGAAAGTTCTTATCCAGTATCAATTGACCTAGATGACTTAGATCAACCTGATAGAATTAAAAAAATGATGCGTGAAGAGTTTGATTATATTATGAAGTTATTAAATTTTAATTGGCATGGTCATGACATATTCCGTCGTTACTATATTGATGGCCGATTACACTATCATATAATTATTGATGATCAGAATCCTAAGCGTGGCATATTAGAGGTTCGTAATATCGATAATACAAAAATTCGTAAGGTCCGTGAAATTAAAGAAGAGCGCGATCCTAAGACTGGTGTTAAGCTGATTAAATCAGTTAATGAATACTATGTCTTTCAAAATACATTGTTATCAAAATCAAATCAGGGTCTAAAAATTGCAAGTGACTCTATTTGTTATGTGACGTCTGGTGTACTAGATCCGTCACATAAACGAGTATTATCGTATTTACATAAGGCTCTTAAACCAGTCAATCAATTACGAATGATGGAAGATTCATTAGTAATCTATCGTATGGCTCGTGCACCAGAACGTAGAATATTTTATATCGACGTCGGTAATTTGGCCAAGGGCAAGGCAGAAGAATACATTCGTAATATTATGGCGAAGTATCGTAATAAAATGGTATATGATGCATCAAGTGGTGAAATGAAAGATGACCGTAAACATATGTCAATGCTTGAGGATTTTTGGCTTCCACGTCGCGAAGGTGGTCGTGGTACAGAAATTACAACATTACCAGGCGGTGAAAACCTTGGTCAGATTGATGATATTATTTACTTTCAAAAGAAGTTATATCGTTCGTTAAATGTACCAGTTCAACGTCTTGAAGCAGAAGGTACTTTTAATATTGGTCGGTCTACAGAAGTTACGCGTGACGAAATAAAATTTAAAAAGTTTATTGGTCGATTACGCAAAAAGTTCTCAACTCTGTTTATTGACTTAATGAAGACTCAGCTTATTCTTAAAGGTATATTTACTGAAGAAGAATGGAATGATATAAAACAAAGTATTAATATTGATTATCTTGAAGATAACCATTTTAGCGAACTGAAAGATGCAGAAATTCTTCGTGATCGAGTTGCCACTTTGCGTGAGATGGACGAATATGTTGGGCGTTATTATTCGCGTGAATGGATTCGCAAAAATGTACTTCATCAGACAGAAGAAGACATGACAGAAATTGATAAACAAATTAAAGAAGAAGGATCTGATGAAGATCTTGAAATGGACATGGAAGATAATGCTGCCCCACCACCTAAAGCGCCTAAACCAGCAGTACCTAAACCAGAACAATAATGTACTGAAATTTCATTTTTTATAAATAATACAAAGGAGTTTATTATGTCAGCTACAACTAACGATTTAATCAACAGTATTGCTACTGGTAATATGGCAGATGCTAAAAATGCATTTACAAGTATTATGCAGTCAAGAATTGATGATGCGCTTGAAGGCGAAAAGGTTCGTGTTGGTCAATCAATGACTGGTATGGACGAAGAATTTGATTTGTCTGACTACTCTTTAGAAGAGCTTGAAGACTTTATGGTATCAGAAGATTATGAATCAATTGATGAGCTGTCAAAGAAGACTCTTAGGTCTTATGTTAAAAAGGCTCGTAGCGACAAAAGCATGCGTGGAAGCGAAGAAGAGTCTTATAGAGAATTTGGCGGTGCAGGCGGCCCAGGTCATAAAGCAGTTAAACAACAAATTGCTAAAAGAACTGCTGGGTTAAAACAAGCATCATCAAATTTAAGAAAATAAGAATTCGATAACACAAATGATTAACTTTAAAAGTTTTAGAAAAACCATTAATGAAGCTGTAGCAAATAAATCTGCAGAAGTAAAGACTTTTAAGATTAAAAAATTTGTTGCAGTTATCAAACAAGAAGGCAATAGGTTTGTTGCCTATTTAGATAAAGATCGCCTTGATTCGTTTAAGTCTGAAAAAGATGCGGTTCAAGGTATAAAAGACTTTGTTAGTCTATTGGATAATAAATGAGCAAAAGATATATGCCGCTAAGTGTTGAAATTGCAGCTCCAACAACAGTTGGTACTGCTAGTGTTGTGTCAACAGCAAATGTAGTCAGGACAGCAAATACATCTGCTACAACTGCATATCTTGTTACTCTTGTCGATGCTAATGGTACAACTATTGGTTCATTTACTCTATTACCTTTAGAAGTTATGTTACTTGATAAATCAAAAACATCAAAGGTGTTTGCTGGTAATGCTGAAGTTAAATTAACATCGGTAAGTTATCCAGCATGAAGTTAATAACAGAAAATATAGAAGAAGTCCAGTACAGCATCGTTGAAGATGTTAAGACTGGTAAAAAGAAAAGCCTTATTGAAGGCGTGTTTATGCAAGCAGAACAAAAGAACCGCAATGGCAGAATTTATACTAAGCCTGTTCTTGAAGCTGCTGTACACAAATATCAAACAGAACAAGTATCTAGGAATCGCGCTGTCGGTGAACTTAATCACCCAGATAGCCCAACGATTAATCTAGACAAAGTATCGCATCGCATCACTGAACTTCGTTGGGAAGGCAATGATGTAATGGGTAAGGCACTAATATTAGATACTCCTATGGGAAGAATCGCTCGCGGTCTTCTTGAAGGTGGTGTTCAACTTGGTGTCTCAAGTCGTGGTATGGGTAGTCTTGAGCAAAGACAAGGCGTAGCATATGTTAAGCCTGACTTTATGTTAGCAACCATTGACATTGTCCAAGATCCAAGTGCACCAAGAGCCTATGTAAATGGGATCATGGAAGGTGTAGAATGGATCTTAGAGAATGGCGAATGGATTTGTAATAATAACATTGTTACACCTCAAGTATTTGAACAGTATGAGACAGAAATTAAAAAAGCATCGTCTAAAAACTTACATGAGTTGCAGATACGCGCCTTTAAAAATTTCCTCTCGAAACTTTAACTCACAGGAGTAATATTTCATGAATAAAAAACATGACGATCTCCAAGATGAACTCTATGAATATGTTGAAGATTCTAATGAGGGAATTTCGGAAGAGATCGAAGAAGTAGAAGAAGGGTATAATCCAGAAACAGCACCTCAAGATGCTGTTAAATCTGTAGCAGCTGCTATCAGTACATCAAAGCGTCAGCCTTTACGGAAGGGCGATAAATCCAACTCACAAGGTATGGAAAAAGCTGGCATTAAAGCAAAAGAAGCAGTCATGGCTAAGGAATCTATCCAAGGCGCATTTGATGAAGACTTAGCTGCACTGGTCGAATCAGAAGCAACATTGTCAGAAGGTTTTAAAGAGAAGGCTGAAATTATTTTTGAAGCAGCCCTGTCGTCAAAACTTAATGAACACGTTGAGCGTTTGGAAGAGCGATATACAGAAGAGCTATCAGAAGAAGTTTCTCGTATCGAATCACAATTGGTCGAGAAAGTTGATGGTTACTTAGGTTATGTTGTTCAATCATGGATGGAAGAAAATAAATTAGCGGTCGAAGGCGGTCTTCGTACCGAAATCGCTGAATCATTTATTTCTGCCTTACATAGCGTATTTAATGAGCATTACATTCATGTTCCTACAGAGAAGGTTGATTTGGTCGACGGTTTAGCCAACAAGATCACTGAACTTGAAGAGCAATTGAATACTGCTGTTCAGGACAATATTGATCTTTCAGAAGCAGTAAAGCTTTATGCTCGTCAGTCAGTAATTGATGAAGCTGCTAGCGATTTATCTGAAGCTCAAGGCGAGAAGTTAAAAGCTCTTGCTGAAGGCGTTGAGTTTAAATCAATAGAAGCATTTGAAGTAAAAGTCTTTGCTCTTAAAGAATCATACTTTAAAAAGCGTGCAGTACAAACCCAGTCAGAGGAATCACAAATTGTTGAGGATACTAGAACTACTGAAGTATCACCAATGATGCAGCAATACCTCGCCGCACTTAAGAAATAACCCAAGGAGATTAAACAAATGTTTAACGCAGAACGATTAGTAGAAAAATGGGCTCCAGTTTTGGAAGCCGAAAGCGCACCAGCTATTGGTGATAAGTACAAGCGTGCAGTAGTTGCTGCCGTTTTAGAAAACACAGAAAAGGCTCTTGCTGAAGAGCGTGGCCAAGCCATGTTCATGAATGAAGCTGCGCCTACAAATGCAACTTCAGGCGGTACTGGTGCAATCAGTAACTGGGATCCTATCTTGATCTCATTGGTTCGCCGCGCAATGCCTAACTTGATAGCATATGATATTGCTGGTCTCCAGCCTATGTCAGGTCCTACAGGTTTGATTTTTGCAATGAAGTCACGCTACAAAGACAATGCCAATCGTCTAAATGCGACTGAAGCATTGTTCAATGAAGCAGATAGTGACTTCAGCTCAAGCTCATTCAGTGGTGTTACTCCTACAGCTAAGAATGGTACTCATGCTGGTGATTCTTCATCGCTTGGTACTGACGTTGTTCCTACTGGCGGTGACGGTGTTGCTGATAACTTTGGTTTTGGCGGCGGCATGACTACTGCTGAAGCAGAAGCCTTGGGTGACGCGTCAACTAATGCATTTGGTGAAATGTCATTCACTATCGAGAAAGCAACTGTCACGGCTAAGTCACGCGCCCTGAAAGCTGAATACACGATGGAATTGGCACAAGACTTGAAAGCAGTACATGGTCTTGACGCAGAAGCCGAATTAGCAAACATTTTGTCTGCTGAAATCTTGGCCGAAATTAACCGTGAAATGATTCGTACAATCAACTCACGCGCTAAGCTTGGTTCACAACAGTCAGATTTGACTAGCGCTGGTGTGTTTGACCTTGATACAGATGCAGATGGCCGTTGGTCAGTTGAGAAGTACAAAGGTTTGTTAGTTCAATTGTCACGCGAAGCAAACGTTATTGCACGTGAAACCCGTCGCGGTAAAGGTAACTTCATCATCTGTTCGTCAGACGTTGCTACTGCATTGTCTGCAACCGGCATGTTGGATTATACTCCGGCCTTGGCTGCTAATGCAAACTTGGCTATTGACGACACTGGCAATACTTTTGCTGGTATCCTCAAAGGTGGTATGAAGGTTTATGTTGATCCATATACCGAAGTTAACTATATCACTGTTGGTTATCGTGGCGCATCGCCATATGATGCAGGTATTTTCTATGCACCATATGTACCTCTCACGATGGTTCGTGCGGTTGGTGAAAATAACTTCCAACCAAAAATTGGCTTCAAAACTCGCTACGGCATGGTTGCGAATCCATTTGTTGGTGCAACACCTGCTAACGACATTGGTACTGCTCGCGGTAACCAATACTACCGTATCTTTAAGGTTGAGAACATCCTCGGCGAGGGTTAATCAAACCGGCAGTAACGGTATGTAATAAGGGGGAACTTCGGTTCCCCTTTTTGTTATTGTAGAAATTCTGTATTTGATATATAATAGTATATTGCCATAACAGGATTTTAAGCCAATGAATTATTCAATTACACCAATCATCTTTCGTGATAAACGTTACAATTCTATAAAAGAAGCAATCGAACAAACGGGTCTGTCACGATACAATATCAAGAAAGAATCTATATATGTCAATAGCACTGATGCACAAAAGTTTCAAGACTTTGGCCGTGCTCCAAAAACTATATCAGTGTTGCCTACAAAGGAACAAACGATTGTTACATATAAAGGTTCTGTTCGTAAGGCTGCGCGTCAGTTAGGCATAACAGAACCTATTATGAATCAACTGCTGACACAATACAATATACCAAAAATATCTTTGTCTGAGGCTATTATATTGAAGTCAGACAACCGCCGGCCAACAAAAGAACATTTACTTAAAAATTATAATATGTGTTCTGTCGAGCAATTATGTGCTTATTATCATGTTGGCCGTTCAAAGCTATTCCGTTGGTTTAAGCAATACGACATTGCGATTCGTTCGCTTGGCGAAACTGCTTCTATTAAAACAAAACTTCGACATGAAATGATTAGGCCAACAAAGGAAGTTTTAGAGGCGCATTATAAGAAAAATAATATATATGAAATAGCTTTGGAATATGGTGTCGACAAACACGTAGTTTCTGGTTGGTTGAACGAGCATGGTATTGAAGTAAACCTTATGTCATCACGCGCAGAGACTGAACTGTTTGAATTTTGTCAGAGCCTTGATGATTCGTTTATACGGAATGATCGTAAAATTATTGGGCCATTTGAACTAGACATTGTTTCAACTAAACATAAACTTGCAATTGAATATTGTGGTATTTACTGGCATGCTGAAATTAGTGGCGGCAAATCGCGTTCATACCATAGAAACAAATATATTGCATGTAAAGAAAAAGGTTACACACTTATTACTGTATTTGAAACTGATGACATACATAAGGTAAAAGATCTTATTCGTACAAAGGTTGGATCTAACAAACGTATATATGCACGTAATACAATTATTAAAGAAATCGATACAAAGACTGCCAGACACTTTCATGAGTCATATCATCTTAGCCAATTTGTAGGTGGAGAACATATTGGTCTATACTATGGCAATGAACTAGTAATGGCCGTTGCATTTAGCAAATCAAGATACTCTAAAAAATATCAATATGAATGTGGCCGTATGACTAGTCACGGAGACTATACTATTGTCGGCGGAGCATCAAAGTTGTTCAAATATTTTATGATATCACGAAATGCATCATCATGCGTGACATATGCAGATCTGAGGTTTGGTGAAGGCAAAGTGTATGAATACTGTGGTTTTGTACGTCTAAGTGATAGTGGCCCAAATTACTACTATATAAACCCTTTAAAAACAATGGCTTACTCACGGGTAAAGTATCAAAAACACAAGTTAAATGCACTATTACCTATCTATGATAAAACACTTAGCGAATCACAAAATATGTTCAATAATAAATATGATCGTATATTTGATTGTGGCAATGCTGTCTATGCCTGGTATAAATAATATTATAAAAAATTAGGAAATTACTATGCCAATATATGATAAACCGAATACGCTTAACAGTCCTGCAAATTTGACAGCTAATCCTTCGTTTGCAATGCCTATGAATTTTAGACTAACTATTGATGGTCTAAAATATAAGAACGTAATGTTTTCAGTTCAACGTGTAACCATACCAGATATTACTGCTCAGTTTGCTCAGGTAAACTATCGAACTACTAATCTTGGTGTTCCAGCAGATAAGATAGCATATTCTGATTTAGAGTTATCGTTTATGGTCGATGAAGACTTTACGAACTATCGAGAAGTACACGACTGGTTATTTGATAATGTTGCCGTAGATGATTCGCCGACAGCAAATAAAACAAAAGATATATCATTGATTGTATTGAGTTCACATTACAATCCGGTACTAGAGTTTAAGTTCGTTGATGCATATCCTACTAACTTAGGCGCAGTACAATTTGATTCAACCGTAGCAGATGTAGAGTATCTAGTTGCATCGGCCACTTTTAAATATTCTTACTTTAGGATTATATAATGGAAAACCAAAAATTAGTACGTGCACTGACTGTTTTGTTAGCAACGACATATGCATATCAATTAAAAATACACAAGTATCATTGGAATGTTACTGGGCCTGACTTTGTACAGTACCACAATTTTCTTGGAAAAATGTATGAAGAAATTCATGATGCAACGGATTTAATTGCAGAGTCTATCAGAACGCTTAATGCACTAGTCCCAGGGTCCTTTGATGAGTTTTCACAGTATTCAAAAATTGAATGTGATAACGAACCAAATAGCTCGTTTGATACTATGATATATAATCTAGTTGACGACAACAAAGTGGTC